CGGGTGCTTTTTTATTACTGATTGGGGATTGGTGGTTCTAGATTGTCATAATTGATCTCGAACCAGTTTTGAAAAATCACAGTTAGTTCTGGAAGATTATTTATAACAAGAAATACACTACAAGCCAATAGGGCCAATATCACATAGCTTAACATTTTTTTCATTCTTATTTCACCTCCTTTCCTACTATATTCGATATAAACTATGTAAATTCCTGTTAATATGCAGGGGAATCTACCTATCTGTCGAATTAAGTAGATAGATAGGAGGAAAACTTATGTCTGAAGAAAATTTGATTCAACAACTCTTCAATCAAATTGATAGATTAGTTGCAATGCAAAACACTACACTCTCTGTAGTAGTAGCCCTATTCGCAATCATAATTGGGGTGTTCGCTTTTTTTCAATGGAGGATCAACCAAAAAGATCAGGATGTTATCATAAAGACTGCAAAAGAAGAAGTGATAGAAATATTAATTAAGAACTATAATTTATTGCACATTAATGAAAATAGAGATAAATTAATAAACCTAATGAATCAGGTTAATGGTAACTATAAAGAACAATTGGAGAGAATCCATGACCTAGAGAAAGAAAGCATAACTGTTTCATATAATCTCGAAAGCTTTGATTTAACTGTACAACAATATTTACTTATTCAAGAATACATCTTAAAAAGATTAAATAATAATGAATTTGAAAATGAAGATAGGGATCACGTCATAGACATGATAAAAGGGTTTATCAGAAATAAACAATATAAAGATCTAAGAAAAGGTATGGCATCAAATTTATTTCAGTTATTAATGTTACATTCAAAAGAAAAAATAGATAAAGAGGATTTTAATGAAATGCTCGAGGAAAATTATCATCTAAAAGATAAGAACAAGACATCTCAATGAGGTGTCTTTTTTATATGGAGTTGAATACATGGAGCTCCTGAGAATAAAAGAACTAATCAGAGAAGATAACCTGGTTAAGTTCTATCAATGCAAAGCTTGGCGTGGAGAAGACGGAATCAGAGAGAAAGCATTGGATAGAGACAACTATGAATGTCAGGAGTGCAAACGACAAGGCAAGGTTGGACCAGCGCAGAATGTTCACCATATTAAAGAAGTGAAAGAGTTTCCTGAGTTAGCATTGGTGCTTGATAATGTTGAGTCCGTTTGTATCAAGTGCCATAACAAAACGCACAAGCGCTTGGAGAAATACATTCGAAAGAATAAGAAGAAAGTATTTGATGATGAGAGGTGGTGAAGATATGAGCGAAAGCAAGACAGTGTTAATGGGTAGTGAGAATCATAATGGTTGGAAACTAGAAGAGTTACTAGCACAACTGAAAGATGAAGTGTCACATAAGATTAACAAAGTTATTGATGATCAGTCACCACAATCTCAACTGGTAGTAAGAAACAATCTTGCAATCATTGAACATTTAGGTGCAGCTGAAGCTTTGCAACGTTCATCTTATATTGTTTTAGATGCAATGAAAGAAAACGAAGGACCAACAGGAAAATCACGCATTGGAAAGAATAAATAACACCCCCCCTCAAAAACTTTTGCTAATTTTTGGGGACCCGTGAAACGGGGAGGGGTTTCAACTCAGCAGTTATATCAAAATAAAGTAACCCCTCCCTCTCGGTAGTACAGTGCAGAAAGAAGGTGATTAGTTTGGATAGACAAAAAGTTGGTTCTCGAATGCGTGAAAAACGAAAAGAGAAAAATGTGACACAGGTTGATTTTGCTAAGAAAGCTGGCATATCAACGAATTACTACGCCAGCCTTGAACAAGGGAAAAATTCTCCCAGTTTAGATGTGTTATTACGAATTGCAAAAGCGTTGGATGTATCTGTACTTTATTTATTAAACGATAGAATTGATGACATGGAAAACCGCGTAGCAGCTGAAGTTAAAAGATTAAAGAATTTGTTTGAAAATATTCCTAAAAACCAACTGGAAGTTGCAGAAGGACTAATCACTCAAGCTGCGCGACTGAGAATTTTATTAGACGATAACTGGAAAGACATCCTAGAAAATGGAGAGTATGAAAAATTTTCGCAAAGCGAGAACCAAGTGCCCTATGATCGTAAGCGGCCCATTACGGAAAACTATGACAATCGAGATAAAACCTATCAGACAACAATTAAACAATTAAACGATTTATTGCCACAACCGAAAACCGATAGGAAATCGAAATTGTTAGGACGATAGCTTATGCTGCATAACACGCATGTTGAAGAATATATAAAAAAGTGGAAATGTGGCAAGCTTGTACTTAACAAAAAGAGAATAAAGCTAATTGCATTAATTGAAAAACATATATTACCACGCGATGATCTCTATTATTTTGACGAAGAACAGATCGATAACTATATAGAATTCAGTGAAAAGTGGTACTTTGAATTAGATGAGTGGGAGAAATTTATCTCTGCATTCATCTTTTTATTTTACCTAGAAGATGATGAGGTTGTATTTGATGAATTTGTTATTAATATTGGTCGCGGTGGCGGTAAGAATGGGTTCTTATCCACGTTGGCAAATTACTTCATTAGTGAGCTGCACGGTATTGAATATTATGATGTATCGATTGTAGCAAACTCTGAAAAGCAAGCTAAGAGAAGTTTTATGGAATGTTTTAGAGTTATCAATAAAAAAGGCAACGAAGATTTAAAAGAAGCATTTGAAGCTTACAAAAGTAGTATTACATCTTATGAGACACAGAGTCTCTTTGAATATAAAACGAGCAATGCAAGCTCTCAAGATGGTGGACGAGAAGGAGCCGTTATGTATGACGAGTATCACGAAATGGAAGACACCTCTATCGTCGATGTGTTTAGCGGTGGTCTTGGTAAGGTTGATCATGGCCGCCAATTTTTTATAGGGACGAAAGGGTTTGTTAGAGAAGGATATTTCGATACTAAATACAGAGAGTGTGAAGACATTCTAAATGGAATAGTTGAATTTAAAGGTGTATTCCCTTATATAGCCGAACTGGATGATATTTCAGAAATGGATAATTTCGATTTATGGCCAAAAGCAAATCCAGCTCTTCAACCACCTTTGAATAAACGTGGTAAACGATTATTTAACGAAGTCAAGAAGAAGTACAACAAACTATCTTATGAACCTTCTGGCCGTGCAGCATTTGTTACGAAGCGTATGAATTTCATTGAGGATAATATGGAAAATTCAGTTGCCACTTGGGAAGAAATAAAAGCAACTGATCGACCATTCTTCAAACTTGATACGAAACCAATCGGGTCACTGGATTTTGGAAGTGTGAGAGACTTTGCTTCTTGCGGTTTACTATTTAAAAAGAATGACGAGTACGCCTTCAAAACCTTTAGCTTTGCTATCAAACATTTTTGTGATGTTCATTATGGCTACTCGAACAGCGCAAATGATTCAGGCACTGAAAAAAAAGCACCAATTAAAAAATGGGAAAAAGATAATTTGATGAAGGTAGTAGATGAACCTTCATTGAATCCAAGGCATATAGTTGATTGGTTTGTTGACATGCGGGAAATTTATGGAGTTGAAAAAATAATTGCGGACAATTATAAGCTAGATATACTGAGGCCACTACTTGAGGAAGAAGGTTTTGAAGTGGAAGGTATACGTCGCCCTTCCAGTATTCATCCTTTGCTTGCTCCTCGGATTGAAGACGGGTTTGCAAATCATAAATTCATTTTTGGTGATAATCCTTTAATGCGTTGGTTTACCAATAATATTTATGTGAAAGAAACACAAGCCGGAAAACAATTTTTAAAGAAGGAAGAAGTGAAACGAAAGACAGATGGTTTTCAGGCGTTTGTACATGCTTTGTATCGCGCTAATGAGTTAGAAGATGAAGTGGAATTTATGCTTGATGTCATTGATTTTTAAGGGGGGGATAATAATTGGGGATTCTAGATTATGTGCTTGGTCGTAATAAAGAAATTGAATACATGTTTGATTTGGATTTGCTATCTGATACCTCTAAGCGCATCTACATGAAGAAGTTGGCAGTACAAACATGCGTGAATTTTTTAGGTAGAACAATTAGCCAATCGGAATTCAGAATTAAAGAAGGAAAAGAATTCATTCGCGATGAGTTGTATTACCGTTTAAATATAAGACCGAATAAAAATATGACAGCCAGCATGTTCTGGCAGACTGTAGTCTATAAACTGGTTCATGATAACGAATGCTTAATCATTCAAGCCGATGACGAGGATCTTTTGATTGCTGATGATTTTGTTCATAATTCCTATGCAGTATATGAGGATAATTTCACGAATGTGGTTGTCAATGACTTCGAATTCAAGCGATCCTTTCCAATGAACAAGGTAATTCACTTGAAATACCAAAATGAAAAACTTCGACCTTTGATTGATAGTATGTATGATGACTACGGTGAATTGTTTGGTCGTATTTTAAACGGACAAAAAAGAAAAAACCAAATCCGTGGAACTGCTAAATTAGATGCGAATCAATCAATGACAAAAGAAAATGTCGAGAAGTTGCAAAACTTCATAAACAAAATGTATAAAGCTTTTGAAGAAAAAGACATAGCCATTGTTCCAGAACAAAAAGGCTTCAACTATGAAGAGAAAAATAGTTCAACAGGTACTCAGTCAGTTGATGAAATAAACAAAGTGACCAATGGTTTCTTAGATAAGCTCGCAATGGCCATTGGAATTCCTCCAGGGCTACTCCATGGTGAGATGGCAGATGTTGAAAAACAAACTAAAAATTACATGGTGTTTTGTGTTAATCCGTTTTTGAAAAACGTAAAGGACGAGGCGAACTTTAAATTTGTTTCTAAAAAAGACTACCTTGAAAAAAATAAACGGATCATTATCCGTGGTGTATCTTATCAAAGTATTTTCGACTTGGCTACACAAGTAGATAAATTACGTTCCTCTGGAGTTATGAATGGGAATGAATTACGTGATGAATTGAGTTTAGAAAGGGTAGATGATCCGATTATGGATGAATATGTAATTACGAAGAACTATGAAAGAAATGGCGAATCTACTGAAGGAGGTGATAAATAGTGTCAAAAAGAATTGAAATAAAAGGTGTTATTATTTCCAATGATGTAGCTTGGATTTATGAAATGTTTGATATCGAACATACTACACCAAAAAAAGTAACAGACTCAATTAATGAAGCCGACAATGAAGATTTAGAGGTAATCATTAATAGTGGTGGCGGTGATGTTCACGTTGCTTCAGAAATTTATACTGAATTGAGAAGTTATGCAGGTAATGTTATTACAAAAATTGTTGGTTTAGCAGCATCGGCAGCAAGTGTTATAGCGATGGCTGGTAATCGGACTTTGATGGCACCAACTGGCGAAATGATGGTTCATAATGCAGCAACAGTAGCTTGGGGCGATTACCGAACAATGGATCAAGCATCAGATATGTTACAGGTTACAAACAAAACAATAGCCAATGCATATCGACTTAAATCCGGGTTGGAAGAAAATGAACTTCTGGAATTAATGAATAAAGAAACCTGGCTTACTCCGCAAGATGCAAAAGAAAAAGGTTTAATTGATGAAATCATGTTTGAAAATGAAATTAAACTTTCAGCTAGTTCTGGCGTTGCGAATATGATTCCACAAGAAGTTATTGATGGTATACGTAATGGGAAATTGAACAAAAATAATAATGAAACAGGTACAAAAGAAATTATTGAAAACCTTAAGTCAGAAATTGAAGAGCTTAAAAATACTGTTTCTTCTTTTGTGTCGGATTCACAAAAAAATAATAAACCACCTAAAGATGAGCCTACTCAAAATAAAATGAGTAAGCTTTTTTTAAATTTATAAAAATGGAGGAAAGCAAAAATGACAATTAAATTCAATAAAACAGAGGAATTCAAAAATGCAAAAACTGCATTAGTAACTGCAATGAAAGATGGGGATGAAAAAACGCAACAAGAAGCGTTTGGAAATTTCTTTGATGCATTGCAAGAGCAAGTGTCTGCCAGTGTATCGGAACAAGTAAACGACAGCATGCTTGACCGCTCTATCTTACAAAATCGCGGGCAAAATGTTCTTACATCCGAGGAAACAAAATTCTTCAACGCAGCAATCCAAGAAGGTGGATTTACAGATGAATCTATTCTTCCGGTTACTACTCAAGAGCGTGTATTTGAGGATTTAAAGAACGAGCATCCATTACTTAATGCTATTGGTTTACAGGATATGGGAGCGGTAACTCGTATTATCAAAGCTGATCCAGAAGGTGCAGCAATATGGGGTAAATTGTTCGGAGCAATTCAAGGTCAAGTAAACACTGCTTTCAGTGAAGAAGAAATTAATCAATTAAAGCTTACAGCATTTGGTGTTCTTCCTAACGATATGTTAGAACTTGGACCTCAATGGGTGGAACGCTACATTCGTACATTGCTAGTAGAAGTTGTATCTGTTGCGCTTGAAAAAGCTTTTGTTATTGGAACTGGTAATAATGAACCAACTGGATTGAATAGAGATGTGGATCCTGATACTGGTACAGTAACAGAAAAAACAGCTAAAGGGACACTTACTTTTAAACCAGGGCGAACTACAGTTATCGAAATGAAAAATGTAGTAAAAGGGCTTTCTAAAAACGCAAAGGGTAAAGCGAGGAAAGTTGCTGGCAAAATAGTAATGGTTGTTAATCCATTTGACCATTTTGATATAACAGCATCTGCAACTACCCAAAATTCCAATGGTGTATACGTTACTAATTTGCCTTTTAATCCAGAAGTTGTAGAGTCGGAATTTGTATCAGAGGGTAAAGTTATTTTCTTTGTGAAAGGTCAGTATCTTGCTGCTATAGCTGGTGGTTACAAATTGAAAAAATTCGACCAAACGTTAGCAATGGAAGATGCACAACTATACACAATTAAACAATTTGCTAATGGTAAGCCACTAGATAATAATGCGTCTGTTGTTTATGATCTAGCAGTTGCTGAAGGTACTCCGGATGCTCCCACTAATCTAGCAACTTCGAATGTTACGGATACTAGTCTTACTTTATCTTGGGATCCAGTAACGTATCCTGAAGGAATTGCAAACTATGAGATTTACAGAAATGGATCTAGAGTTGCAACAAGTACTGTAGCAAGCTTCAATGACACTGGTCTAGTAGCATCAACAGATTACATTTATCAAGTAAGAGCAATTGGAAATAATGGATTAGAATCTGTATTAAGCGCTGAACTTACTGTAACCACAGCGGCGGCAGTATAAACATAATTAAAGGAGGGCAATAAAATGCCATATAAAGTAGTAAATTTATGGAGAGATACAGAAGACCCGAAAGACAGTGATGATAATCCATTGATATATGAACCGGGTGAGCCTTATCCAAGAGAAGGCGATTATGAACCTTCAGATGAGCGCATTGCTTTTCTATCGAAAAAGCATCCTGAATATAATCGGGTTTTCATTAAATGGGTAGAGCCTTCAGATGACGAGGACTCTAATCTTTTGACTAAAACAGAAATTAAAAAAATGAATAAGGAGCCCCAGGAAAAATTAATTACCAGTCTTGGTGGGGATCCTTCTAAAGCAAAAAATGAAGATGAGCGTATTGAACTCATCCTAGAACTACAAGAAGAAAATAAAGAACCATCTCCTGAAAAGTAGGGGGTGGTTTTCTTGTTATTAACAGATACTCAACTGGAAGGTCTGAGGGAAAAACTAAAAGGTCACTTGCATATCACATGGACTGAAGATGATGCAGATCTGTTAGAAAAGATTAAAGAAGGTATAGCTTATTTGGATGAGCTAGCTGGCACAGAAATTAATTATACAACCGATTTAAAGGCGAGGCCGTTATTAATGGATTACGGCCGTTACGCCTATAATCACTCGCTTGAACTATTTGAGATTAACTTTGAAAGGGAACTGTTCAAACTCTCTTTACGAGAGGGGATAAAAGCCTATGAAGCGCAAAATACAGAAACCAGTACATGAAGTATTTAATGACGGGTTTCTTCAGTATGGAAAAACAACAAGTCAGCGAAACTCAGCACGAAAAAAAACTGGTGAGACATTTAATGCAGAAGGTAAGCTTGCATTTAGTTTGTTGAGTGCAAGGGAAGAGGATTACCAAATGGCCGGATCCATGAACGCTCGTTTGGATATGAAGGTAAAGACTCGCTTTCCTCCCAGTTTTAAACAAATTAAAAAGTCGAGTTTAAAATGCAAAATAGAAACGATTCTTTATGATGTGATAGATGTTGATTGGGATAGTGGCAGGCGTTATCTCTATTTTTATCTGCAGGAAGTTGGTGATATCGGTGAATGAAAAACCTAAGGAGTATATGACAAAGCAACAAAATAAGCTAGTAAATGATTTGGAATCTACGTTTAATTTACCTGTTTTTGGTGATGAAGCTGATTCGAGCGAACTTCCTGCAGATAATAATTATTTCCTTATCATTTATGGAGATATATATAGTACGAATGCAGAAGGAAATCTCTCCCAAGAGGTGTATATCGTTTATCTTTCGGAAGGCAACCCGGAAATCGAAGGAACGTCACTCGACATTATTTCTGTTGGAACTAAAGTGAGAGGAATCACGTTTAAGCGTTCAATAAAAGAGCGTGTACAGAAGGGTGAAACCGAAGACTACTTTGACAGGGTAACGTTGATATTCAGAAGGATGTTGAAATATGAGTATCAAATACGAAGTTGATTATAACGACATCAAAAGATTACAGGAAAAATTCAAGAACGTTCCCAGAAATATAGAGAACTTAATCACCAGCATTTTGCATAATGAAGGAATTGCACGAACAACAACCGCAATTACTGAAAGAATGCCTATATCCAACAGAACAAAGAAACATGCAAAATATAGCAAATGGTCAAAGAGTGAAAAGATTAATTTAGGATTTATTATCAAAGCACGTGGTGGAGCTGCCAACAAAAAAGGTAGTTTCGGATACCTGGTCTTTCCCAATGAAGGCCGTGGACCACATAATCCATTGGAACAACGATTTATGGAAGAAGGATTAGAAAAATCCACACCTGATATATTGGATATTTTAAATCAGCATGTAGATAAGTATTTAGAGGAGGAATTTTAATGCCAGTTATTGTAGAAGAGTTTGCCCCGGTAACAATTACAAATTTAAGCGTACAATTTTTGGAGGCAGATGGGACAAAGTTGCCAGGAACAAAATTTGGTGCTGCAGGAACGGTTGGAGGAGAAACCGTTCTACGTCAAATTATTAAGAGAAAAGAAGGTATTGAGGTCGGGAAAAGAACAAA